ATGTTTTGTTCCGCTTGTGGTAGTCCAGCTACTGCACCAACAGCAGAGGAATTAGATTGTGAGTAAAGATTTAGCAATCAAGTATTGGAACGCCCATTTCCAAACTATGATTGATGAAAAAGCAGCAGCCACAGACACTATCCCTTCTGCTTGGCGTGCTGGCGGTCGCGCCACCAAAGCGTATCCGGAAAAAGAAAACGATATTTGGTGGCAAGACAACGGACCTAAAATGGTTGACAACTTTATCCAATGGTGGAAAAATAATAAATGGTCAGTGTGGAATCACAATGGTGTTCTACAAGTTGAACCAGAATACAATGTGATGTTCGGTGACATACTTGTTAAATCTTTTATTGATCTTGTAGCTGTGACACCTGATGGTGATATTGTTATTGTTGATTACAAGTCAGGTGTTTATATGCCTGACACAAATATGCAGTTAGGTTTATATGCTTGTGCTGTCCAAAGTGTAACCGGTGTTAGACCAACAAAAGGTTACTTCTATAACGCCCGTCAAGGTATTATGGAAGATGCAGGGGACTTATCACGTTGGACAGTGCAACTATTTACAGAACTATTTGCACAATTTGAGAAAGGGATTCAGGCAGAAATTTTTTTGCCAAATCTTGGAATGATGTGCAAGTCCTGTTCTGTTAAAGATTACTGTCACGCCTATGGCGGGGAGCTGGCAGTAAAGTATGACCCACTTGCCACTCTATAGAGAAGGAAAAGAATGAGCGCAGAAACACCAGGAGTGAAGACACAACTTAACTTCAAAACCTCACAAGGTACATTAGTTAACATTTATCTTTATTCTTATGATGAAGAAGAAATCAAAGGTGCATTAACAGCGATTGCTAATGTGACACCTGAGATTAACGCAGTGGAAACACTGTACAACGCACAAGGTGCACTACGTGCATCCCTTGGTGCAACACCTGTTGAACAACCAAGAACACAATCAGCACCTGCTGATGGTGCTAAGGCTTGTAAGCACGGTGAGATGAAATTCCGTAATGGTTCATCTGCTAAAGGACCTTGGAAGGGTTACTTCTGTCCTTCACCAAAGGGCACAGCAGACCAGTGCGAACCACAATTCATTAGATAATTTATTAGGGAGCAGAAGTGTTAACCATTAAGCAAGCCGCCGTCCGGCATCTTGATGAACCACAACTGCTCCCTGATTTATTCCCTTCATTAAAAAAAGAAGGCATAAGGTTTAGACGCGGTCAAGTAACAATGATCGCTGGTCAACCTAACTCAGGTAAATCTTTACTTGCATTATTTTATGGTATTAAAGCAGAGGTGCCAACGTTGTATGTGTCTGCTGACACTGACGCTTACACCACAAGTATTCGTGCTGCTGCTGTTATCACAGGGCATATGGCAAACACTATTGAAGAATCATTTAAGAATGATGGACAACAATTTTATACTAAAGAACTTGCATCATTGAAACATATGGAATTTTCTTTTGACCCATCACCAACACTTGATGATGTTGATCTTATGGTTAAAGCGTATGGTGAAAAATATGGTGAATGGCCTCACCTAATCATTATTGACAACCTTATGAACGTGTCTGCTTTGCACGATAACGAGTGGACTGGTATGCGTGACATTATGAAAGCCTGCCACCATATTGCTCGCGAAACTGATTCAGCAATATTTATTTTACATCACACATCTGAAGCTGAGGGTGAGCCAACACGTCCACCATCAAGACGTGCCATTCAAGGTAAAGTTTCACAACTACCTGAAATGATTTTGACTGTTGCTATGGAACCTGAGTATTCAGAGTTTCGTATTGCTTGTGTTAAAAATAGGTTTGCTAAACATTCAGCGATGGGTGATAAGTGGATAGCGTTAAAGGTTGATGCTAGTCGTATGACGTTGAAAGATGAAGACCTTATGCAACAGGCTTTAAGATTTCAAGGAGTGAAAATAGATGGGTAAAGGTAAAGGTTTAAAACCTACACCAGTTAAAAGTACAATTGGTGATAGGGCAAATGGTAAAGCAAGAAAAAAGAATCCTAAGAAACCACGTAAAACAGGTCGCACCATTGGTGGATATTCTTCTGCAAAACTAGAGCAACGTGCTAAGAAAAGAGCAGGAAATGTCGGCAAAGAATAAAGCTAAAGGTTCCAAGTTTGAAACAGATGTAATGAAATGGTTTCGTTCCAAAGGTTACACTGCTGAGCGTTTACGTCAAGCTGGTGCAAAAGATGAAGGCGATCTTGTTGTTTATGTTGCAGGCACACCTTATCTGTTTGAGTGTAAGGCAACGAAGAAGTTTGATTTACCCCAGTTCTGGCGTGAGTTACAAACAGAAGTTATTAACTATGCTGAAGCTAGAGGTATAACTGTTGGTCCTATTGGTTACGTTATTGTTAAAAGACGCAACGGAAGTATTGATGATGCTTGGGTTATCCAATCATTAGACCAATGGAGCAAACAATATCAACCATAACAAACACGATCTTGAAGCTGTAGTTAAACACTACGGTGGAAAAGTAAGAACTAGCACAGGGTGGCAAGCCACCAAATGTGTGATACATCCTGATGCACACGCATCAGCAACCGTGAACACACGGGAACAACTTTACAGTTGTTTTGTGTGTGACCTTTACGGCGATGTGTACGAACTGATTAAAAAAAAAGAAGGGATAGAGTTCAAAGATGCTGTCGCAAGAGCAGAAAGCATTACTAACGGAAACCGCAGCACGGTACTACGAAGCACTAAACGCAGAGACAGCCTCTTACCTCAAATCAAGGGGAATAAGCAAAGAGGTGGCCGCTACATTCCTACTCGGTACAGTGACTGATCCTGCACCTGGACACGAACACGCTGTTGGTGCGCTAAGTATTCCTTACCTTACTAAAGCTGGTGTTGTTGGTATTAAGTTTCGTAAAACTGATGGTGGTCAACCTAAATACATTTGGCCAACAGGGCAAAAGATTGGGATGTTTAATGTTAACGATTTAAGTTTAGATACAGAAACTATGTGTATCTGTGAGGGTGAGATTGACACAATAATTTTGTCAGGGATGTGTGGTATACCTGCTGTGGGTGTGGCTGGTGTGACACAGTGGAAAGACTGGTTTCCTATGATGCTTGAGGGATACAAAAGAATATTTGTTTTTGCTGATAATGATGTTAAAGAAGATGGCCGTAACCCTGGGATGGAACTGGCTAAAAGGATTAAAGAAGATTTGAACAGTGCAGTAGTGGTTAACCTACCTGAGAATAAAGATGTTAATGATGTGTTCTTACGTGAGGGTGCTGACTGGTTTAAGGAGAAGATAGCGTGACAACAATCATTGGCATACAAAAACCAGACCACTGTTTACTCATTGCTGACTCAAGGGTCACAGATGATGGTGGCAGAACCTATTCACACCACGCAGTAACCAAAATAACTAAACGAGGCAAATATTTAATAGCAGGTGCAGGAACAACACAACCCTGCGACATCATCCAACACATATGGAAACCACCAACACCAACACCAACCTCATACAAAGATTTATACCATTTTATGATTGCAGAAGTAGCAACCTCAATGCGCCTAGCTTTAGCAATGAACGGGTACACACCTGACAAAGAAAACGATGAACCAGATTTTATATTCTTAATCGCATTAGGAGGAATGATCTTTGAGCTGGATGATTCCTTATCGGTACTAATGCGAGATGACGGTATCTATGGCATAGGTTCTGGTTCTCCATATGCCATAGGTGCATTACAAGCAGGTGCAACTTGGAAACAATCAATGCAAATAGCTGCAAAAAATAATGTGTTCACAGCACCACCATTCATAACACACAAGCAGACTAAATGATAAGAGAGTTTGTTGGTGGACCAATGGATGGAACAAGAATACCTTTAGGTGATGATGATTTAACAGATGAAATACATATAGATATGATAAACTTAAATGGTAGCATCACTGTTCACATTTACGCAGAAGACGAAGAAACAGGCAACTATAAATATGAAGGTGAATCTTCACCTAATGATTTATATGAAGAGGAAGAAGATGAGGATGAGTAATGACACAAGTGGAGTGGGAACAGGTGCTGGTACTTCTGATGAGTCAGGGATTCAAGATAGTGGCACACAACAGGCAAACGGAAACGATAACCGTAAAACTCCCACAAGTTTTTTCTACGACCACCAAGCCGTTAAAGATCACGGAAGTGGCATAGCTTTACAAGACTTAACATCATTTATGGAATCATTCAACGACTATGTGATGAGCCGTATCAAAGGTGTTGGTGCTGACCAGTATATGAAATCAACAGGGCAACTATTTGAAACGTTTACAGTAAAAGAAACAGTTGATGAGTTGCTCGCAGAACTAGCTGACACTATTGCTTACACAAATTTTATTGCTATCAAAGTGATAGCACTATCAAATGCTATTAAGGACAAACAATGAAACGCATAGTAGTGCTATCGGATATGCAAATACCTTTGCATAATAAACCTGCAATAGAAGCAACGATAAAGTTTGTTAAAGATTACCAACCTGATGAACTCTTTTGTGTTGGTGATGAGGCTGATTGTTTAGCACCTGCACGTTGGTCTAAAGGATATGTTGCTGAGCATTCTAATTTACAAAGAGATCTTGATGAAACTACTCGTATTATGGGTAGGTTTCGTAAAGCAATAGGAGACCGTGAATTTCACCTTATGCGCTCAAATCACGGCGACAGAATACAGAGATACATTGAACGCGATGCACCAGCACTCGCATCATTACGTGATTTAAAGTATGAAAAACTTCTTGGCTATCGTGATTTAGAAATCACTTATCACAATAAACTTTGGAACTTTGCCCCAGGTTGGGTAATGGGCCACGGCGATGAAGGCGCAACTTCACGCTACGCAGGTGGTACAGCAGTATCATTAGCAAGAAAGATTGGTATGTCAGTCGTATGTGGACATACGCATAAACAAGGATTAATCCATCACAACACATCATTCAATGGTAAACAAACCTCATCCTTGTATGGGTTTGAAGTTGGAAACATAATGGATCTAAAACAAGCTACATATCTTAAAGGTGGAAGTGCCAACTGGCAAAGCGGTTTTGGAATTTTATACATAGACA